CGGGGAAGGCCATGTATATTTTCAGCCGCCTTCTTCTGAAAAACTAAAATATCCATGTATCATTTACAGGTTGCAGCAACTGGAATCGTTTAAAGCGGACAATATTAAATACAAAAAACATCGCCAGTATATGGTGTTGCTTGTCAGTAAAGATGCCGATGATCCTATGATCGAGGATATTAATGATCTTCCATATTGCAGTCACCAGAATCGATATGTGGCCGATAATTTATATCACGATTCTTTTATTTTATATTACTAAACAGGAGGTCACTTAAATGGCACGACTTACATGGGATGCAACCGGAACTCGTTACTTTGAGACCGGTGTGAAGAATTGCGTTCTTTATATTAAAGAAAATGACACTTGGAAAGGTGTTGCTTGGAATGGTATTACTTCTATTTCCGAAAGTCCCGACGGAGCAGAAGCAACCGATATTTATGCTGATGATATTAAGTATGCTTCTCTTCGTTCCGCTGAAACATTTAGCGGTTCGATTGAAGCATTTACATATCCCGATGAGTGGATGGCTTGCGACGGATCTGTAGAGGCAGCAGACGGAGTAGTTCTGGGACAGCAGCCAAGAGCTAAATTTGCTCTTTGCTATAGAACTGCAGTTGGCTCTGATGAAGTTACTGATCTTAGTCAGATGTATAAGCTTCATATAATTTACGGATGTACAGCATCACCTTCCGAGAAATCTTACGAGACAATCAATGACAGCCCGGATGCTATCACATTCTCTTGGGATTTCACTTCGGATCCGGTTGCTGTTACAGGTCATAGCCCTATTAGTACAATTACTATTGATTCAAGAAAGGCTGATGCAACCAAACTTGCAACTTTGCTTGATACGCTTTATGGCAAAGATGCTCAAGGTAGTACTGAGGCGACAACAGCTACACTGCCCACACCTGCTCAGGTGCTTCAGGTATTTGCTGAGTAATAATTAATTAAAAATTAATTGCTTGAGGGCTCATTAAGTGGGCCCTCTTTTTAGAAAGGAGAAATAACAATGTACAAGAAAAGTATTACCTACACTGATTTCAATGGGGTAGAAAGAGAAGAAGATTTCTATTTCAATCTTACGAGGACCGAGATTGCAGAAATGCAGTTAACGAACGACGGCGGCCTCCAGGAACAGATCAACAAGATCGTCAAAGCAAAGGATCAGGAAAAGATAATCAAGCTGTTCCAGGATATCATTCTTAAGTCTTATGGCGTTAAGTCGGATGACGGTCTTCACTTTTATAAAGACGAAAAAATTAGGGAAGATTTCCGGCATACTGCCGCGTATGATGAGCTGTTTATGGAGCTCTCAACTAATGCGGATGCGGCTTCTGAGTTTGTGAATGGTATTGTTCCGGTCATTCCCGAAGATCATAAAACAAAAGGTGCTCCTGGTGTAATAGAGTATAACAGTGGCGTTTAAAAATGAAAAAAATAGTGGTTCCGGCAGCGGAACTATATGATAACGGCACCAATACCTTTATACCGATTAAAGAAACAACTATTCAAATAGAACATTCTTTAGTTTCAATTTCAAAATGGGAATCTAAGTGGCATAAACCATTTCTTAGTAAAGATCAAAAAACTCCAGAAATGTTTATTGATTATGTACGGTGTATGACGTTAACGCAAAATGTTAATCCTTTGGTCTATTATGCGCTAACTGACGAAAACATTAAAGCTATACAAGATTACATTGAAGATCCGATGACTGCTACCTGGTTTTCAGACAAACAGAAGAAGAAATCGCAAAGCAGAATTGTTACGTCAGAACTTATCTATTATTGGATGGTTGCATTACAAATACCATTCGAGTGTCAAAAGTGGCATTTGAATCGTTTGCTTACTTTGATTCAAGTTTGTAATGTTGAAAATCAACCCAAAAAGAAAATGAAAACAAATGACATTCTTCGAAGCAACAACTCTATTAATGCTGCTCGAAGAAAAGCTATGAATAGTAAAGGTTAATGGGGGTTTTGTGGGTAAGGGTAATTTCAATAATCTAACAAAATTTTTGACAAAAATGTCAAAGAGAGATTTTAAGGATCTTTTGAATGATTACGGTCGAGAAGGTCTTGAAGCTTTGAAATCCGAAACACCAAAAGATACTGGAAAAACAGCAGACGCCTGGGCCTATGAAATTACAGAAACTCCAAAAGCCATCGAACTAGCATGGACTAACACCGAAGCCACCGAAAACGGTGTTCCAATCGTTATATTGCTTCGTTGGGGACATGTGACCGGCAGCGGGGGATATGTTGAAGGACGAGAGTTTATATCTCCTGTTGTTCAACCTATTTTTGATAAATTTGTAAACACCATGTGGGAGGAGGTTGTTTCATCTTGAGTAGTACTGATAAAAGAATAGTTATCCTTGAGTTTGATAATGCCTCCTTCGAGGCTGGTGTGGCTCAGTCTTTAGTAACACTAAAAAATCTTGAAGGCTCGGTCAGCAGTACTGAAGAAAATGTAAATGCTGCATTATCCGATTTGACACGATCCGTCAATGGCATTTCATTTAGTAATATAACCGATCAGGCAGAGCATGTATCAAGTTCATTCTCTGCACTTCAAGCAGTAGCATTCGGTGTCTTTGCTACTATAGGATCTAAAGTAGAAGAACTTGGTGAGAAACTAGTTAAAAATCTCGGTGTAGATAACATGCTAGAAGGCTGGAACAAATATAATCAGGAAATCTCATCAGTTCAGATGATGGTTAATGCCGGTTATGATCTTGATACAGTTGAGCACAATCTTGCTAAGTTAATGACTTTTGCTGATGAAACCTCATATGATTATAGCAGTATGGTTGATGCTATTGCAAAATTCACTACTTATGATTTAGATTTGTCTGATTCGACTAGAGCGTTGGAAGGTTTCAATGCTGCAGCGGCTCTTATGGGTGTAAATGCCGGAAATGCACAGCATGCTCTATCTGGTCTGGTTGGCGGTATGGCGCAGGGATACTTGGCAAACAATAACTGGAAATGGTTCAGTACTGCTAAGATGACTGGTACGGCTTTGACCTCAGCATTTATTGAAGCGGGCGAAGCACTGGGCACGCTTGAAAGATATGTCGATGAAGAAACCGGAGTAGAATACTTACGAACAGTAACCGAAGCAAAAAAACAGTTCGACGACGTTAGCACCAAGAATTTTGCTTCTACACTTAGTTCCCAGTGGCTTTCAAACGACGTAATTATGAAGGCGCTTAACGGATTTGGCAAGTACATGGATGATATCATGAACTTGGAAACCGTATTTGGTATGACATTTGGCGAGGCTAAGCAGCTTGCCGAAACCATGCAAGAGATGAGTGGCGAAGATTGGGGCTGGACTGAGGCTGCCAAAGCAGCAGCTGTCGCCGCGCAAGAGGCCAAAACATGGGAAGAAGCTATAGCCTCCGTAAACGACGCCGCAAGTTCTCGGTGGATGTTTGTATGGAAAACCATCATTGGTAACTACGATGAAGCAAAAATACTATTTACAGATTTAGCCAATTATTTATATGAGATATTTGTAGATCCTATATGGTTTGTTTCTGACGCTATAGCTGAGTGGAAAGATATTGGTGGAAGAAAGTTTTTATTCGATCAGGATATAGGTGCATTTTATTATCTTGGCGATGCGATTAAAAGCTTTTTGGATACTGTTAGTAATGCGCTTTCAGACATTTTCCCTATATTAGCTACCACCGAAAAAGTCGGCGAAGCTTCTGAGTCTTTTATGGAACGGCTTTCGGGAAAGATTCTCGAAATTCAAGCCGCATATCAGGAAGAGTTTAATACAGTTCCTGATTATTTGGAAGTACTATACGAAGCTTATGATCAAATGGGAGAAGGTGCTGGCGAGGCATCCGATCAAGCACTACTTTTATTTGATATAACAACCAGATTCCAAGCTAGGATGAAACAGTTCTCCGAATTTATCGAGAGTCATGCGGATGACATAAAAAGCTTAACTTATGCTATTGTCGGTCCATTATCAGTTATTTGGAAATTAGCAAAAGGTTTAAAAGAAATACTTAAAGCTATATTTGATAATACTTTAGGTCCCGCATTTAAAGGGATTGTTGATGTTATATTAAATATAACAAAACATTTCGGCAATTTAGTAAAACGAATTAATACTTGGCTTGATAGTGTAACTTGGTTCAAAGATGCAGCTAAAGCAATAAATGATTTCCTAGCACCAGTAAGGGAACGTATAGAAAAGATAAGCGAAGGCGCTAATAAAGGAATAGACGCATTTACCCGATGGTTAAATATTATTATTGATTTAACTAAGGAATCTAAAGATTTTGGGGATTTCTTTGGCAAAGTTACCGATACCATGAAAAAGAAAGGTGGCGGTTGGTCAACTTTCGCAGATGTTCTTGAGCACATCAAATCAATCATAGATAAAGTTTGGCCGGTCGTTCGTAATTTCGGTTCAAATATTGGTACAGCATTTAATAATATTAAAGATGCTATATCAAAAGTTTTCGGAAAGAAAGAAACCGG